TTCCGAGTCCAGCTCGGCAATGGCTGTGGGAACAGTGGTGGCGGAGATGCCGCCCGAGGGGGTGTAGGGCAGATCCCCTACCAGACCAGCCGCCAATTGCGAGCGCAGGATCCGCTTGGTCTCGTCGGCATCGGTGTCGAAGATGACGAGGTTGTCGTCGTTCGCCGTGCTGGCACCAGAGATGGCGGTGAGATCCGGGATGCGCTTCGCGGGCATGGCTCAGTCCTGAGAATGAAGCGGGGGCCGAAGCCCCCGGAGATCACGATGCAACCAGAGGCACGGAGTACCACTGCGTCGCGGACGACGCCACCAGCAGCGTGCTGGTCAGGTTGGTGATGCTGTACGCCGCGTTGGCTGCGCCTGCGTTGATCGCACCGCCCGTGGCGGGGTAGATCTTCAGCGCCGCAGCAGCGGTGTTCTTGACGATGACGGTCATGCCAGCCACTGCCGTGGGCAGCACGACACCCTTGGTCCCATCCGCCGCCGAGACGACGTTCAGACCCTCGGACAACGCCGCAGCGTCACCCTGCGTCGAACCGGTAGCCGCCACTGCCGCAACGGGCAGACGGACAGCACCGGTGATCGAACCGCTGACAGTGGGGTTGACAAGCGTGACGTCGTAGAGCGTGCCCTTGTTGATCGTCGCGTTGTCTTGGGTTACCCCGCGATAGACACCCATGATGAACTCCTCTCAGATGAGGGGGGCCGAAGCCCCCCTGGTTCAGCTCACGTTCGCCACGATGGCGAAAGCCTTGACGACGCAGTCGGTCGGCGCAGCCGTGTTGAGCAGGATGTCGATGGTGTCCGCCGAGGTCACCGCCGTCGGGTTGGCGAGGTTGGCGATGCCGTAGCCCAGCGCATTCGACGCGAGGTCATTTGCGTAGGCGTCGGCAGCCGCCGGAGAGCCGCCGGTGAAGCCGAGATCGAACGTCGCCGTGGTGTTCGTCGACTCGACCTCGGTCACTTGCAAACCCGCCGTCAGCACCACCGAGCCGGCCGGCAGGGCGATGACTTGCAGCGTGTCCGCAGCAGCCAGGGCCGTGGCCCCAGCCGCCGAACGGGCAGCGACGATCTTGGCGAAATCGAGGGTGACCTCGAACTTGGAGACCTCGGTGACGTTCGCCGGGAACGCGGCGGTCCCCTTGTTGAACCCGAGGGAGTCAGTGAAAGCAGTCATGCTGTGACCCTCCGATCAGAACTTGATGATGGCGGTCGACAGGGCTTCACCCTTGACGACCTTGTACCCGTAGACCTGGAGGCCACGGATGATGTTGCCGAAGGTGGACTCGGCACGGATGGTTTCCATGTTCGTCATCTGCGACGCGAACGTGAAGCCCATCTTGTGGCCAGCGATGACGCTGAACTCGGTGGCACCACCGACCGACGCCCGCTTGAGGTTGTGGGACACGTAGACCGTGAGGCGGTCGATCATGCCCAGACGCCCGTTGCGGATGATGGAGGTGCCGTCGCCGGTCAGCGAAGCGTCCTTCAGCTCCGACTTCTTGATCAGGCCAGCCATCTTGGCCGGGATGACCACGAAGCGGTTGCCCTCGGGCGCGTTGGCCTCGTCCAGCACGGTGCCGATGTCGACCAGCAGGTCGATCACCGACGTGGTGCCGCCCGCGCCGTCCTTGGTGACGGTCAGGGGAGCCGTGGTGACACCCAGGTTGAACGACGCCGAGATCGCGCCGGCCGTGGCACCCCGGTTGGTGGAGGCGACATCGGGCAGCAGATCGGTCAGCACGCGCTGGTCGATCTTGATCTTCATCCGCTCGGAGGCGTCCTTGGACCACGTGTCCATCAGGTTGATGTCCGACTGGACCTTGTCCACGTCATCCTCGACGCAGGCGAAGTACTCACCCTTGTCAATGACGAGCTGGAGCTTGGGCTTGTCGGGGTTCTCGACCGTCAGGGTCTGGCCCTTGACGTAGTCGCGGATGGTGATCTCCGGGGTGGTACGGATGTTGACCGTATCGCCCATGTTGCGGATCTCGCCCTCGTAGTCCGTGTTGGAGATGGCCGCGAGGACCGTGGCGTCGTAGAAGTTCTCGATGAGCTTCCCGGACCAGATCTCGGGGATGAAGTTGCCGCTGTAGTTCGGGCGGCCAGGAGACACAGGATAGGACATGATGAGATTCCTCTAGTCATGCAGTAGCTTGGATGCGATTCTCCCGCTGTGCAGCGAAGATGTCGCGTTCGATGCGGCTGCGCTCCTGCTCCCGACCCTTGTACTTCCCAGAGCGGACGTCGTCGAAGAACTTGGCGATGTCGTCACGGGAGTACACCTTGCCCTGGTTGGTCTGCGGGGTTCCGGCGCTTCTCGAACGACCGGGGGCGACCTGCTTCTGCAACTCGGGGTTGGCTTGGGGAGGGGGCGGCGCGGAGCCGGTGGATTGAGCAGTGGCTTGTCCAGTGGACTCCAGCCAAGTACGGAAGAACGCACTGACCCGTCCCGCGTCCAGAGAACGCTGCGCGTCGTCCAGATAGGTCTGCCGAGAGATGCCGGTCAGCGGGTCGGTCTTGAGCAACCACTCCTGGAAGGAGCCGTTGTCGTTGACCTCTCGCCAGTTGGGCACCGTCTTGGTCAGGTCCGACCAGAACGTCTGTTCGGCGGACACCTGCTGCCGCTGGGCGACAGCTTGGACCTGGGGCACGACCTTGGTCTGCACCTGCTGGAGCAGCGATTCGAGCTGGCCAATCCTCGACATGAGGGAGCCAACCTCCTCGCGTGAGACCTTGCGCATGACGTCGATGGACTCCCCATATTCCTCAACATCCTTGTCGGTGACGTGGCGCTGAGTGGGAGTCGCTGGTG